CGAAGCCGAACATGTCAGGCAATGGTGGTGTAGAATGGACAGTATTGTAATAGGCGGTGTATTAGTTAACGGAACTCTCTTTATGTTGGTGGCGTTTTTTGTCCAAAGGTGGATGAACAGAACGGAGAAAGACAGGGAAGATGATAGGGAAGAAGTAAGGCGCATAGCCAACGAAGTAGCGGAGAGGGCAGAAAATACCGCTAGAGCTGTTGCGGAAAAAGCCGCCACTACGTCTGCGGAAATCAAAGAACGTATAGAATCGAACAGATTGTTTTACGCACAGTCTTACACGGATATTAAATGTTCCATTGATAAGTTAGCCGAGCATGTGGGGAAACAAAACGGCAGGCTCGGACGTTTGGAAACGGATTTAGCCAAACAGGTTGAATCGTGTAAAATAAGAAACGCAAGCGGAAAGCATAAATAATGAATGCGACTATCGTAAGATTTAAAGAAACAGACGAAGGGGTGATAGGATTTCTTTATTTTGACGATATTGATTTTTACTGCTTTACGTTACAGCCCGACTCAAACGATGCCGAAAGATTTTATATACCAGACGGCAATTATATCGCAAGAAGATTTAAAGGCAACAAGAAAGGACACATTCGAAATAGTCAGGGAAGGGTCTAATGGTGTAGACGGGCATAAATATTTATTGTTTCATTCTGGCAATATTGAAAAACATTCAGAAGGGTGTATACTGCTAGGTGAAACAATCGGCAAGTTGGAAGGAGTGAGGGCAGTCTTAAATTCGGGGGCGACCTTTCAGAAGTTCTTGTTCTATACGAAAGACGTTAAAAGTTTTAGTTTAACATTAAAGACGGCGGGGTAATAATATGGGATTAAGTTTTGCGACAATAGATTTGGGACAGATATTTGCGGGGTTAGGTTCAACGGTCAAAGACATCAGGACTGCTATTACAGGCATTAATCCCGATAAAGCTGCGGAGATAAACCTGAAACTGATTGAACTGGAAAGCAAGATTGTTGAAGCGCAGGCGCAATCGGAAAAAGCCGTGGCAGATGACAGGGCAAGCGCAAGACTGCTTGGTGCTGAATATGTCAAGGTAGGTAAAGCAAACTGGAACCAGAATATACTTGGTGCTCTAGCCGTGTTGCTTTTATGCGGTATTGTATGGGCGATATTCGGCGTAGGTGTTACGGATAACACGAGGGATATTGTAAATATTCTTTTGGGCGGTGTCATTAAAATCGTCTATGACATTTATGCGTATTATTTCGGCGGTTCATTAGGAAGCGAACAGAAGAACATAATGCTACAAAGTGTTCTTTCAAAAATAAAGAAGGAGGAATAAAAGATGAGTTTTTTAAGCGGATTAATTGTTGGTTTGATAATCGGTGCTATCGGTGGTCTTATTGTTGCTTATTTTGTTTACCGCAACAACAAAGCCAAGATACTTGCTTTGATTGAAAAAGCCAAAAAACTTGGCGTTGTTATTAGTGAATAATTAGAAAGGATAATGTATATGGGAAAAAAAGCAATGGAGGAAGCCCTAGGTCAGTGAGTAACGAAAACGTAGAAAATTGGCAGGGATTCTTCAGCTATAAGCCGACACAGGTTTTACAATGGTTACTCAATTCTCCTTGTAAGATTACGTGCCTCTTCAGCGGGAACCAGTATGGGAAGAATGAAACCGCCACTATGGATTATATTTTTTCTATATTAGGCTGGCACCCTAACAAGAAAAAAAACCTGTTGCCTACTGATAAGATTAGAACATTCAGGTTTGCGTCACAGACGTTGCCCGGCGAGAAAGAAGAGGACGAAGTAAGGAACACTCAGTATCCGGCGTTCAAACGCAGATTACCGCCGAGTATGGTGGTTGGTGATATTACGGCACGGAAACCTGTTATGTCAGTCAGAACACCTGAAGGTGCTAACTGCAATATTGAATACGTTTCGTTCAATCAGGATGTTCAGTCAACTGCTGGAGTTCAGCGCAAAAGAATCTGGATAGATGAAGAATGTAGTAGGGATTTTTACGAAGAACAGATACCACGACTGCTTGCGGCTGACGGCGATATACTGTTTACCTTTACTCCTGTGCCCGGTTCCATTGGTTGGGAATTTGATGAACTTTATGAGAGGGCTAGGATAATCTACAGAACACAGGCAGTCAGGGACAGGATACTCGCCAGAACGGGCGAAATTCTGCCAGAATGCCAGATTACAGACAGCAAAGACGATATATGCGTCATTATGGCGGCGACTGACGATAACCCCATATACGAGGATTTAGCGAAGGAAAGGTCTAAGTTGACAGGGGTGCCTGTTACCGCCAAAGAATATATCGACTCCATGTTCAATATGTATGACGATGAAGATGTTATTGACGCACGGCGGTATGGATTGTTCAGACAATTATCGGGCAAGATTTATAAATCATTTACCCCTGCCGTCCATATAGTTGATATGTCTAAATATTTGCCTACTGGAATACCTATGAACTGGAAGCATTTCAGGGGTATAGATTATCACAATTCCAATCCGTGGGCGTGCTTATGGTTGTCTGTTTCACCGCAGGACGAAATCTTTGTTTGGTGCGAATATTCGGCAAGTCCAAGTAAAATGATTACCTACGACATCTGTTTGAATATAGCACAGCGTAGCGGTCAGTATAGATATACATTGGATTTAATTGACCCATTAGCCAATTCAAAACAGGTGAATACCAACTTTACGACTGTTGAAGATATGAACAGGTTCTTCTATGAATTTAAAAAAGAAGGTATCTGCACAGGCGGTTACTGGCAGGGTTGGGATACCAAAGGCGGTAGAGGCAGAGAAGAGTTTACCAAGCGGCTTTTGAACTCTATTAAAGTAGGAAAACCTTTTAATAACAAGGTGATAACAGGTGAAGGCTCTGACCAGAGGACGGCGGTTTTGCCGACTATCTGGATAGCGAACAACTGCTCTCATCTTATAGAGAGTATGAAAAACTGGCGGTTGGAAGAATGGGGTTCAAGAGAGATGTTGAGTCGTAATGACCCAAAGGAAGTTGCACAAAAGAAATGGTCGCACTTCCCAGTTACAGTTGAATCGATGCTTAAAAATCCATCCATATCCAATGCAAGGTGGGGCGACATACCGCATAGTTCGCCACAACCAAAAAGATATTTTCAAGGGAGGGCGTAATGCCTCGAAAAATACCACATCGATGGTGGAAGACGATTAAATACAATAAAAAGAAAGGAAACACCTACTCAACTGCATCTTGCAAGTGTAGGTTAATATTAGACTATTATGCCTCTCCATGACTATTATTGTAAGGATTGTGAAAAGTGTTACGAAGTTTTGGTTCCGTTGAGTAAAACGAAATCAAAAATAAAATGTCCAAAATGTAAAAAAGAGTTGAAAAAAATAATTTCTCCTGTATACTTTTCCGTGAAGGGCTGATAAGGTAGATTATATGGCAAAAAAAGTTGTTAAAGAATCATACTTCGGTAGAGCTATTGAGCAGGAAATAACCAAGCGTGTCCGTAATGAATTTGAAACCGCAAAACGTAATCAGAGTGATGACTTTGAAGATTTTGAACGTATAATCGACCAGCTTGAGTGCAAACGAACAGAGAAAGAATATGAGTGGCGGTCTGATGTTTTTATCCCAGAATATCCATCTATTCATTTAACCGAAGCCTCGCAATGGGCTAATCAGTATTTCCCGACAAGAGATTTTGTTGATGTTTATTTAGACGGTGAAAGTGATTTGAGTAAGAAGAAGGCAAATGCCGCCAAACAGTTCATCAATGCAATGCTCAATATCAAAGACACATATCATTACCAGAAGTATATGAAAGCCCGAAGCATTAACTCTACCTTCGGCTGTGTATATGCGGTGTGCAGTTGGAAACAGGAAATACAGAAAAAATACAAACAGGTTCCTGTTGAAGAACAAATCGGCACGAACATAGACGGTCAACCTATTTTCGGAACTGTCATACATAATGTGCCTAATGACGTTGTGGTGACGGACAGGTTTCATTATGAAATCCCTGACCCACGCAATGTATTCACAAGCAATGATTATGTCTATTCCATACAGGAAAAAGAATGGGTGCAGATTAGGTCGGAAATGTCCTACGAACAACTGAAGGAAAAGGAAAAAGAAAACGGCTATATTAATCTAGACATTCTGAAAGAACTGCCGACTGAACGAGATACGGAAACTTCAAAGTTATCTAGGGGTGATAATAGAGAAGCCGATAAAACCCAACTTAAATATTTTGACATTGTCGAGAGGTTCGGCAAGACTTGGGCGATAGTGACCAAGGCTGACGCTGAAGGTTATCCGTTGGCGATTAAACCCGGCTTGAACGAAAAAGGCGAAGTAGCAGAAAATGCCGTGTTGGTGGAATCCATTATCACTATGGCTTATTCAGGCTCACATAATGTCCTGATAAGATTTCAGCCGACACCTTTCAGGACTTCCAAAAACGTGCCGTTCAGACCTGTTATCCGTGGATTGAATTATGTCCATCCGACAAAAGACGTTGGCATGAGTGACGGAAAATACGCAAAAGAATTACAGGTTGCGTTGAATGACACGATTAATCTATCCAACGACAGGGTAATGTTGGCTACAATGCCGACCTTAAAAGTCCGCCGATATGCAATGGAAGATAACGACAGTATCTACTTTGAACCTGAACACATGATGATGGTGGAAAACCCTGACGACATTACAGAGTTTCAAATCAGGGACAATATGCAGGGAGCACTAGCTCAGGCGCAGATGTTTATTAACAAGATGCAACAGGTGGAATCTGTTTATCCTACGACAATGGGTGATTTGCCCGGCAGGGCTTCAACAACGGCAACGGCTATTCAGGGTGCTACAACTAACAATAACCTCAGAGCCAATTATAAATCATTAACCTTCGAGCACACTTTTTTAAATGAATTTTATTGGATGATGCTCCAGATGGGTTATCAGTTTATGCACCCGAATACCGCCTTACAAATTATGGGAAAGGACGCACAGTTCTTTGACCCTGACGGCAGTTATCATTATCAGCCGGTAAGTTCCAATATCGAAGTCGAGTACAACAAAAATCAGAAGGTCAAAAATTTAGACCAGATGATTGGAAGGTTGGGCGGGCTGGCAAAGTCATTCCCCGGCTTGATTTTCCCGATACTCAAGATGATGGAAATGCAGTTTGAACTGTTAGGACAGGAAGTACAAACCATAAAGCCATTCCTGCAGAAGGTTATCGCAATGGGTATGAAACAGGAAAGCGGTGAGGGCGAAGGCGTTCAGCAGATTTCCGACCAAGGTGAAGCCCCGACCAGTAATCAGAACGGAATGCCTATGCAGGAAACTGAAATGTTTGCACGGCAGAATGCAAGCGGAATGATGGAAGGTATATGACACTTACATTACAGGAAGTAGAGAAATATTTGCAGAAGTACCGCAAGCGTGGTGAACGGACTGTATCCCTTTTGGGAAAATATAAAGAGTTCATTGATGCGGTGAACACGGATTTTGGAAAACAGTTTCTTTATGATATAATCACGGAACACGAATTGCTTCTGGAAAAAGTTGCCAGCATCGAGGCGACACCCGAAGAGATTAGTGAATATAAGGCGACAAGAAAGATACTCTTAAAATATAGTGCGAAGATTTCTGCGTACTACGAGGGTATGGAATTAATTAAACAGTCAATAATGAAAGGAGAAACAAAATGAGTGACGAACAGACCATAGAGAATCAATCCCCCCCTGTGGGCAATGATGATGTATCTACGTCTGAAGCTCAAGTAGACGAGGTTCAACAGCCAACTGATACCCCTCAACAGCCAGAAATAGACCCCTTGGAAGAACATAAAGAACGTTCCAAGCTAGGTCGAAAGATGGCTACCGTTGAGCAGGAATTAAGTAGCATGAGGCAGACGATTCAGCAACTTAGCAGTATGTTGCAATCGAGGCAGACTAATGCTTTAAACACGGCGGCAGATGATGCACCCCCTGTGGAGTATATAACTACACCAGAGGACTTGGAGAAGTACGAAGCGTGGAAAGAAGCAAAAATGGAACGGCAACGTAGTGTATACGCCAACAACTACATACACACTATCAAGACATTGAGTTATATCAATCCTGAACTCCATGATGATATTGTACAGGAATTGTTGACGAATGTTGCTGAATATCCCACATATTCAAGGCATGCCAATCCCGCAGACGATGCCAAGCGGAATTATGTCATAGCGGAAAATAAGTTGCTCAAACAGCGTTTAGCTGGAGACCGACCTATTGTCCCGAATGTTCGTGGCGATAACAGCGCACCTACTGGATTAAGCAATACCAGCAGGAGCAATACACCGCCGAAGCCGACTGTACAGTTAGATGAATATTCTTCTAAATTCCTAAAGAGTTTAGGGGAAACTACAGAATCTGAATGGGTACAGAAGTCATTGTCGAGGAAGGAATGAGAAGCCGAAAGACAGGAACCTCAAGGCGTTTGAAGGGGTCAGAAGAAGATTCTGGCAAATGGTATAAATGCTGGAACTGCGGGTTTCCTTTTGACATTACCAAAGTTTCAACTGGTAGTGGCAACAGTAAAAGCTATGCAGATGTTCCGGCGGATTACCTAGCACCAGTATCGTCCGGCGACCCGAAGGCAGTAAAATTATATTTAGATACTTATGACACGGTAGGTTGTTTGATACTCAACAAATCGGACGGCGACCCAGAAACAGATTACTATACCCCAAGGGTTGTAACTGTGACAGGCGGCTGCCCGATGTGCGGATGTCGCAACCTCCCATAATTATTGAGGATTTATGCAAGACACAGAGTATGCATATATTGCGGGGTTTATAGACTTCGTGATGACCTTGATAAGCATAGGGAGGTTGGATTATTACGCATAAAGGACGTTGTCTGAAATGTTTGCGGAACAAAAAATCTGCCGTAATAAAATAGGAGAATTAACATGAGTTTGGGATTTCAAGTAGTTCACTCTCCTGTAAAACCTATATGGGTTCCTGTAGACAGCACGAGCACTTTAGCTCACGGCATGCTTGTTTATTATGGTAAAGCCACGCCTGCTAACACGGCTGGTATTACCGTTATGCCTGCGGCTTCAGGTGCCTGTGACGTTACTAACTGTCTGGTTCCGTTTGGTGTGGTTGTCGGCGATAACAACGCTACTCCCACCTATTCAACTCTGGCTACTGCTCTGATTAAAAAACAGACCATTACCGGCGTTGATACTGCGGCGGCCCAGTTAGCTAGGGACTATAGGCTTGCAGAAGGTATGTATGCGAAAGGCGACCCTCAGCCTTTAGTTCAGGTGGCGAGAATTACACCTGAAACAGTTTTGAGAGGGTATTTCCGTGGTAGTGCCACAGTAGGTACGACCACAATTTCTACTTTAACACTTGCGTCAGGTGCGGCGACAACTGGTTTTGTTACTAACTCTGCCCAGTTCACTCCCGTTGCCAAGAATCATACGGTGTATTGTGTTAAAGGTGCTAACGCTGGTCTGTATCGTGTTGGAACTGGTACGAGTGCTACGACTTGGGCTTTCACCAGAGAATTCCCGAATACGCCAGCGGTTGGCGATACGTTTAAAGCGGTCAATGTTCGTCAGGGTTTATGCAGAATGAATGTAGACACGACCTACGGTCTGTGGATAGATAATACTGCGGCTCTGACATCTAATTATTACGTAATCAATGTGCTAGACATCAATCTTGGTGGCGAAGCTGGAACCGAATATTGCGATTTCAGTTTCTCTATTCCGACCTTCCTGACTTATACTGGTGGTCGCCAAGCTGATGCAGTAACTTAATAGGAGGCAATGAAACATGAGTAATCCTTTGACTAGTTCACAATTTCAGCGACTTCTGGACGACAGACTTCGCAAGGTGTACGTGGATTCCTTCACCGAATTGCCTTCTATGGTTGATAAGCTCTTCGGAGTTATCAAATCTGATAAGGCATGGGAAGAGTTCTACGGCATTGGTGCAGTTCCCGACATTCCTGCGTTCAACGGACTGCTTGAATACTTAAGTGTTGCCCCGCAATACTACACCAGAATTGAACCGAAAGAGTTCGCTGGTGGTATTCAGATTGAACGTAAACTTCTTGATGACGACAGATATGACGTTATTAAGACACGGCAGAATGGTTTGGTCAATTCTCTTTATCGTGTAAAAGAAAAATACGGCGCACAGGCATTTGGTTATGCCTTCAGTTCCGCATTGACTTTTGCTACGAGTGAAGAGGGTGTGGCTCTCTGTTCTTCCTCTCATCCGACTAAGAGTGGTGCCTCTACTACGACTGGTTTCAGTAATGCTGGTTCTACCGCATTGTCGAAAACGGCGATTGGTGCAACTCGTATTCTTATGAAACAGTTCAGAAACGAGAGTGGTCAGCGTATTGTTATAGAACCTGATACGCTTATTGTTCCCGATTCCTTATACGATACTGCTTGTGAGGCAGTTGGTTATAATGAAAAAGGCGCAACGTCAGACCGTGACCCAGATTCTGCCCATAGTGGCAGAATCAATCCGCAGTATAAACGTTGGACTATTATTCCTTATCCACGTCTAGACGACTATGATACTAACAATTGGTATATGGTCGATAGCAAGATGATGAAAGAATATCTCATCTGGATAAACAGAATCGAGCCTGACATTTCTACGGAAAAAGATTTCGACAATCTTATGTTCAAACAGGCAATCTACGCACGCTTCGGCTACGGACATACGGATTGGAGGTGGATAATGGGGCACAATGTGTCATAATAATAACTTATGTCAGTTTTTTATTTGACATTAGTAAAACCATAACTGTAGAAGAGGAGAGGATTAATCTCTTCTCCTCTTTGAATAGAAGGGCGGGACAATGTAGGGGGGGAAGTTAATGAGGTTTAAATTATGAGTTTATCATATTTTCCAAACGGGATACTCACGCCGACTATTGTTGGCGGCGGTGTAGAAAATCCCTGCGTTGGCAATGTTTTTTATGTAGGAGCTACGGCTTCTGGTAAATGGGTTGCTGGCGTTGATGACCCTTCTTGCGGTTCACTTGGCAAGCCTTTCAAGACGATTGATTATGCGATTGGCAAGTGTACGGCAAATCAGGGAGATGTTATTTATGTGTTACCCGGTCATACTGAAACGATTTCTGCGGCTGGCGGGATTACCTGCGATGTTGCTGGCGTTTCAATTATCGGCTTGGGTAACGGAAATTTAAGACCAACGATTACTTGGTCTGCTACCGCTTCATCGTGGCTTGTTACGGCGGCGAATGTTCTGATTAAGAACATCATCACGACAATCAGCGTTGATGAAGTGGTGTCTATGTTTGCGGTGTCTGCGGCAGGGTGTACCCTCGATACTGTTGACTTTGCGGAATATGGTGCAAAGGGCGCAACTGGGCAGGCAATTCAGTTTCTTTTAACTACCGCTGATGCTGACGAATTAACGATTAAAAACTGTTACCATCGTCAGGGAACGGCGGCAAATGCAAACCAAGTCTGGATTAATTTGGTTGGTACTTCTCATACTCGTATTCTCAATAATACAATTATGATAACCGCTAAGGCGGCTACTGCAAGTATTTGTATCAGCGGTTCTACTGCTGTTGTGGATGCGGAAATTGTCGGTAACAGAATAAACTGGTTAGGTGATACAATCACATCTGTTATTAACTGTGTGACTACATCTACTGGTATTGTTGCGGATAACCGAGTAATGGGCGGTGCGGCTGTATTGTTAGCGGCGGCTCTTGTCGGAGATGCTATGCAGTTCTCACAGAACTATGTGACCAATACTGCTGGTACGGCTTCTGGTATTTTGGCACCTGCTGGTGATACTGTAACATAAACTTTTAACAGCCAAGGGCGGGGCTTAATACCGCCCACTAAAATATGAAGGTTACTATAATAGGCAAGGGTAGAACTTGGAATCAGGCACCGCAAGAAGGTGAATGTTGGGGGATAACCCAATTGGTTTTACGCCGACCTGTTGACCTTGTAATTGATATGAACGTCTACCATGACGGAAGGTGGGGAGAACCAGAACGAGTATCCGCAGAAATGGCAAAGAAGAAATGTGCTGACGAAAATATTCCGTATATAGATTTATCCAATTACCCCCTGAAAGCGGTAATGGAAAAATTCGACACCGATTATTTCTCTAGTACTGTAGATTATGCCATAGCACTTGCCCTATACAAAGGTTACGATGAAATAGATATGTACGGCGTGACAATGGACGGCGGGTCTGATTATTACAAGATAAAATGCGGTGCTGATTTCTGGTGCGGATACGCTAAAGGATTGGGCGTAAAAGTATTTATTCAGAAACCTACTGCCGTTATGAGGACACCTGACGGAAAGGTATATGGGTATGACATCGAACAGAGATAATTATCTTTGTGGCATCGGCGATAAGTATTACATTAGACGCAAACCGGCGTTGACTGCTTTTGCCGAACAATGGGAATATGACCCTATCATTATGGCATTAAAGGCGCTGGATATTAATACTGGGAAATATCTGGAAATCGGCTGTTCTGATGGGTGGAGATTAAAAGCTATAAACGAAAATATAGGAATGTCATGTTATGGAGTTGAGCCGTCATTAACGGCGATAGAAAACGCCAAGTATGGATGTATCCAGAGAGGAACCGCTGACAAACTTGATTTCGGTTCAAACCTGTTTGAAGTGGTTGCTTTCGGTTTTTGTTTATACCTTTGCGATAATGAGGATTTATTTAAGATAGCGTCTGAAGCCGATAGGGTTGTAACAGATGATGGATATATCGTGATATACGATTTTATAGTTGATGGTATTGTATACAGACCTAATCCTGATTGTCCTTCAATGCAGACAAGAAAAATGGATTGCGGTAAAATGTTTGAATGGCACCCAAGTTACACGCAGATATACAAGAGGTGGCACAGACCTGTATATGATACAAACAGCGTTGATGTTTGCGTAAACGTATTTAAAAAGAAAGGATAGATTATGAGTGAAAACGTATCATTTTTCAGCGAGTCTGACATGTGTATTACCAAAGACGGCAAGAAGAGAATATCTTCAGAGTTCCCTATTTGGTATAACAGACAGATGGTTGACGAGTTAAGTGAAGATGTAAGAATGGCAGAGTTTGAAATCAGGTCGGGCAGGATACAGGAAACACAGCTTGCCAAGGCAAAAGAGAGGTTAGGTAAACTTCAGGCTAAACTGGATGAGATTCAGAATAACCGACCTAACCTTGACAGCGTTACAAAAGATAGCTTTGCAAAGGCTAGAAAGGAGCTTGGCAAGGAAATAAGCGCACGTATGTTCACCCGTTCAGACATGAAAAAGGGACTGGCTGATTCCCACGAGGAAGCCAGAAGAATGACTCTGCCGACAATCAAACTAAATGCCGAGCTAAACACGTTAGCAAAGGCATGCAACGTGGAGCCTGTAGACGGGAAAATCTCACGGACACAGGCGGAAAAAATGTGGAAAATAACAAGCAGATACTTGGACGAACAGTCAAATTCGGAATCCTTGAGGCGTGATTGATTAATAATATTAACAGGTTGGAGTAATTTTTATGAACGGAAAGCAGATGTTGTATCAGTTGAGGAATTTACTTCAAGAAGGTTCTACGTCTACTTTCTTGGATAACAGAACTTCATACGATTATATTTATCAGGCGGCATGTCAGTTTGCAATGGAAACAAAGATACTGACGACCACGGCGACTATCACTACGGTAGCCGATACGGCGACCTATGATTTGCCGACAAATTATTTATGCCTGTACCTGATGAATGACGAGAATGAATATGTTGTTAGGTATTATGACGGCACCAATTATTACTTCATTGCATACAGAGATGCGGGAATGATGTGGATAGATAATCCT